AGTTTGCAGAACCTCCTGCTGTCCTGCACTAGTGATGACACGGCCCGTTGAGTAAAATGCAAACGGCGGTACTGGAGATACAGGGGGCAAATATGGTGCATAGGGCGATATCCAATTTGTGAAATTTGCATAATCATTGCGGTATATGAGAGTATCTGACCTGCGGGGTATAATAAGGAGACGTGTGATTGGATTGTGTGTATAGAGTTCCACAATTTCTCGCTGTGTCAGTCCTGGAAATTGGTATGTTGTCACCTGCCGAATCAGATACTGCAGGGGCATTATCGCAAACTTTTTGCGCTCCTCATCTGTCAAGTAGACATATGTCATCTGTATACGAGGGTTGAGTGGCCACGTTGGAATTAGTGGGTGTGGAATGCCAAAATCGGTGAGGAAACTACCAATAAACTCGTCAGGGCAATCGCTATTACTCACATACGCAGGATTGTTGATATCTGAGAGCGTTGTGATTTGGCGAAACCCTGGTGCAACCAGGTTGCCAGATGCATCTTTAATACGATAAAGCTGTGAAATAGGGCGGAGTGTAATCTCAATGAGTTCTGGCACATCCCCAACGAGCTGTTGCCATTTCGCAAACGCATCTGTATCTAAGTCCGCAAGCGCACGGGCTTGAATGTAGTTTCCATCAAACTCCTGAATCTTAGAGCCTCCAATGAAAATTCCAATATTCTGGATAATAGAACATCCTAAATAGCGAGCCCAACGGAATTCATACTGCGACTGGCGCGTGGCACCGAGCAGTTCCGTGCTAATCCATTTGCTGTAAATGTCTGGAATGTCAAATGTAAAATAGACATCGCGCGCCAGATCAGCGACACGCTGTATTTTGAAACGAACCTGAATCGGCTGATCAATAGATAGTTCCTGTGTTCCATCCATTGCAAATGTGACAGATTCTTCAGCAAAATGGGAATATTTTTTGTAGACTTTGTAAAAATATGTGAAATCAGGATTGCCACTGAGATTCACATTTTGTGCTCCGTAGGCAACTAGACTAAATAACCCACCTCCAGGCATTCCACTATTTTGACTACGGTCTTTAATACTCTTATGTTTAGACCCATGATGATCAGAAAATGTATATAATGAAATTCAGGCAAATCTCATTATATACTATCAAAGTTATATTATCTCTATTTATGCATTCTCCGTCCACCAGGAATCGGCCAGGTAGGGCGCGAGCATTCCGTTCGCAGAGCTGGCGAACGTCTTGGATGGACCCTGTGCCATCATCGCATTAATCTCCGTGTAGCTGAGAGCATAGCTGAAATAGATAATGCGACTGACAACACCCTTCATTGCACCAAATACACTGAAGGTTCCACCATTGAGGGATGGGACAGTCTTAGGTATTTCAATACGACGCTGGCTGAAGCAGATAATATTACCATAATTCTGGTACGGTGCAAATCCATCAAAGCCCATACGCTTGGAGAGGTTGCCATTCACAAACACCTCCAGATGACCTGCCTTGCAGACAATCGCCACATGCACCCACTTGCCCACAGGAATATTCTCAACATCCACACAATTGTTCCACGTCTTATATGTGTTCATATACACACGGAGCGTGTTCGTGTTCGCGCACATATATACACCGGGACCGAGAAGAGGCCACTGATTTGGATTACCCTTGTGGAATATATGGAGCAGACCCTCTTCCTGACGGAATGTACTTGCGTGTGCAATCATAAAAAACGAGTATGTGAATTCGGGGCCTGTGCGCTCGTTATTCGACAGATTCGTTGGTAGGGCAGATGGCTCGTTCGGATTCTGTACCACCGTGTACGTCTTGTCTTCCGTTGCATACGAAAGAGGCATTATCTCCGTGCGGTACTGTGCCATACGATTCATATAATTATAGATCGACTCCATCATACCGAATACAATGTAGATAATGACTACAATTGCAAGACTGATCAAAATTTGTGATACTGCAGACTGGCTTGCGACTGCATTCGTCATTGCGTTTTGATTCGTTCTGTTTTCCATCCTCCTCTACTAATTAGACATTAATTGTGGATTGTGGCTGGAAAAACGACTGCAGGTACGAACCAAGATCGCTCACAGGGGCAGGTCCCGCCATATACGACCGATATACCTGATCGGGAGATACAGCGTAGTTGTACATACTTACACCAGCAATGTAACCACCGAATCCGCCGAAACCTAGCAGAGTTGCATTATAACCACCGCCGTCAACCTTGAAATGTGTCGGCAGTACACAAGAGCGGGCGAGCTTACCATCAAGATATACATCACACGTCTTGCCATTCACAGCGACTGTGACTTGGACCCAGCGTTGCATATCCAGTTCGGGGAGATCGCAGAGCTGGTTCGCTGAATCCAGTAGGCCCGATGCTGTGTCCAGACTTGTGAACAGTGCATTCTGCGCTGCCTTATCTAGACGATCGGAGGGGATTAGCCCCGTATTCGATGCACCGCCTGTGCTATTTGTTGGCGTGGCATCGGTGGGTGTATGTAGACGAATATGCAGTTGTGGCTTATTACCACCCAGGTAGATACGAATCGTGTCAAATGTATTTCCGCCGATGCTCAGAATGTGCTTATTTCTGCCCTGGCGATATGACCAGTTTTGAATATAGAGCCATGTCGAGATGCTGAATTCACCACCCTCATACAGACCAGGCATATTCGAAGCAGAGATGGTGATTGCGCCTGTGGGCTCAACCTGTGCATTCGTCTTCGGGCCCAGGAGTGTTGTTGAGGAGAGTGCACCTGCACCGAACAGATATCTGTATAGATAAAAGAGACCAACGAGCCCCAGAATAATAAGTGCGATTTGAAAGAACCGCGTCGTAGCTGTTGGTGCGTCCATTGAATGTATCTGTAGTATGAACGGGATTTTTGTTAGATTTTATTCATTGGATGAGAACCATTATCTAGAATACTTTAATTTGCGTGATTTACTACGTAATTTATGAGTCTTTCTGTATGTTTTTTTCACTGATGATTTATATTTCCTGAATAGTCTTCTAGTCAGCTTTTTTGATTTTTTTAATTGTTTCCCTGTTAATTTCTTATATACGCCCATATAGTTATTATTGGATAGTGTATTTGATGAGACTGTGGCTGAAGCAGAGACCCTTGCCCCGCCTGACACTGGGTCGTGGGCTGGGGCTTCGGCTTCGGCTGGGGCGTGGACTGGGAGTGGGACTAAGAATTCATTATGTAACTTCATTTGATCAAGTAATCTGCCTATATAATCAATTGCATTTATAATAGTTGCCCTCTCCACAAAATTGGATAATACCATTCCAATTGCAATTTTCCACAGGGCCTGTAGTGTTTCATTAAATATAGGAATATGTTGAACCTGTTGTTGAATACCACTAATATAAAATAAAAATCCCATTCCTAACCCATATGAATCACACGTATCATTATATGATTTTCTAAGTATATTGTCACATATTGCAGATCTGCGTTCAACAGGGCTTTCGCGTGTTTTGTGTATTAATCTAATTATTGCATTTTTATAACCGTCAACAAGCATACCATTAAGTTCATGTTCATTCATTATTTTATTATTTATTAATATAATTTTAACGTCACTATAATGAGTATCAATATGAGTTTGCGCACTTGCATCTATTGCTGTTCTAATAGCATCTGCAAAAATATATGGCTGTATACTTGTGTCTTTAATATACGTAAGTAAGTTATCTGTGTTATTTATAATATACGATTCAATTGGATATGAATATTTCATTCTATAATATTCTACTTCAGGACGACCTATAGGATGTAAAAAATCAAAATCAATTACTCGTAATTCGCCTGTATTCACATTACATAGGATATTTGCATCTCGAATATCCCCGTGTATATAACCAGCCCTATGAATAGAGTATACAGTTTCTGCTACTTTTTTCATATTGCCTACTATTTCTATAAATGGTACGTGAGTGAGTAAGTATTGCTGTAATGCCTCATTACTATATATTTCAAACAAATCGTACCCCATATCATTCATACGTACACCATAGAGAGGTGTTTCGGCTGTTACATTTATTTTCTTTCTCTGAAAATGATTCACAATTTGTTTATGAATTGCCTCATTACGTATATCTTCTAATCTGATATGTCGCTCATATGGGTCAATATTATATGCTAGTTCAGGAATCATTCCTTTAATTACTTCCATATTACGGAGTGTCTTGTTATATGAATTTTTTTTGAATAATAGTTTTGTTACTTTATTAGGAAATTCATGTATTTCACCACGAATTATATTATCTATTGCAGGTGAAACAACTGCACCATAACTACCTATACCACGTAGAATTCTATTTCGTACAGCGCGCGTGTTAACATTATTTTCATTGCCATTATTGCCCCTATTGCTATGAAAACTATCATTTGATGGAGCGGGTCCACCTGCACCACCAAGTGGTTCACCAGCGAGCGGTTTAACACGCCTATATGCCATTCTCCTAACTATTTATCCGATATAAATATATATAATTTACATCGGATATAATCAGGGGTGGGCAAAACCCACCCCCGTACCCCCTTTTGAACCATTCTTATATAAATAAGGGACAACTTGAAATATAAATTTATTATAATCTACTTTTCAAGTTATTTGAATAGACCCTATTTTGCCCATCCCTGGATATAATTGTCTACATACTTTATTTAATTATACGGAGAATACCACGCTTTCAGTTGATCTGATGGAGGCTGTGTCACGCCATTGCACGGCATACCTGGGATACAGATAGACCGCAACTTCATTGAAAATGGAATCGGCGGAAGCTGGAGACGCGTGTTTGCAGCCACAGGCATACCTGATGTATCGGATAAATGGCGCATCTCACGAACCACCTCGCTCGGTGTCATTCTGTAAGGTGCAACAATCACATTCACCGCTGAACCTAGCATCTTCTTATCACCAACACGCAGAGGATTGGATATCACTTTCGGGTAATTTTCGAGACGATGAGATGCAATAATCTGGTCATTGTACATTATATCAAACCGCCGACCATCACGTAAAATGGCTACCATTACCCACTTCTGCATCGGAAGTGGAGGAACAGGGACAACTTCCGTAGATGTCTGTCCTGCACCCACTGTCACTACACGCAGTTGTGCGGAATCAGGGGCAACCTCAAATGTTATAGCGCCGTCAATATTGATGAGCGGAAGAAAACCATTTGCATTCGGATTGGCGCTACCCGTTCTGTCACCATATTGAACATTCACAAATGCAAGAATAGATGACCCAGATGAACCAAGAAGCTGTGACTGCACATTGTACGAATCGTACGCCAGTTTTGATTCGCTGAGCTGAAACACGTCAGGAGCAACATCTTTGCCTCTGGCTTTCGCATATACATAGCGAATTACGAAATAGGTTATAATAGCAAGAACGATAATTCCTATTATAATAAGTACTGTTTTCGACATATACCCAAATACCTATTGTAGTGGTGGTAATTAATTGCAAATACCCGAAACACCAGCCTTCATCTGTGTTGGATTGAATTCTGAGGCAGATGCAAGGGACGGACGGGCGTAACGCATTTCCGATGGTGTAATCGGACGTTTCCAGAGAATCAGATTCTTCACCTTTGCCATTGTCGCCATATCCCCCTGTGGTCCCTTGAACCCACCGCCCTCACTCTTCACAGGTGCACTGAGAGGGAGTGTTTTGTATAGACGGCCATTCACATACACCTCCATCACACGATCCAGCAGAACGACACCCACACGGAATGGCGTCTGTACAGGTGCATTTGTAATCACAATATACTCTTCATTATCGGAGGAATTTTGTGTAGATATGTGCAAATCTGTCGTATTGGACACAAGGGCAAATCGCAGATTGTAACTGTCACCTAACAGACCCATCGTCCGTTCCAGGAATACACGCTCTGGCTTGGAGGCAGGTGCAGGCACAAATGGCTCTTCAATCAGAATGTCCAGAGACATTGCCCAATTCGCACTCTGCGAGCCAAGAATTGTATTCTTCAGCTCTGGATCGTTCGGATATGTTTTCCAGTAGACAGTTGCATCATTTGTTCCTGGGATCGGTATAACACCGGGACCGCCAGGAGTAAACTGAAAGATTGGTGTAATTAGAAAGTGAACAAACAGCAGAATTGCCAGAAGCACAATCACAATTGCAACAAGATAACCGACATACTGCAGTGCAGATTCTTTCGTGAGTAACCACGTAGTTTCATTCGTGTTTGCCTGTATGTTAATATTTGCAATATTCGACATAAAAGTAGGCATTTTAACATTCATTAATTTTGGTAATCCGAACAATGTAGTTGCCATTCGGTTATGTTGATCCCTGATTACATTAGATATTTATTAATTACCCACACAGCTCCACCCAGTAGAGATAGACCTGCCGTGCCTGTAAGAAATCCGCGAACAAAACTGGAAACATCCACCTCTTTCATATCCTCCTTCGTCCATACAGGCGTCCTCTCCCGCTTTCCCAGCCGTGTGTAATAATCAATCACCTCCTGTTCCGTCCAAAACGGTTTATTCAGCATCTTATTCACTTCGTTATGAATCATAATCGTCCATTTGAGCAAGTCACGGCGAGAATCAAGGAATGGTCCAATTGGATTGGTGCGCAGATGTGTCGTGTAATGGTCGCGACAGACTCCGCACGGTAGAAGAAATGCGAACGCCTCATAGAATTCTTTTGCAGCGCGTTTATCCGTATAGGTTGGCTCTTTCGGATATCCGAGTGCGACAATATGGATTGTGTGCCAGAAAAATGGACCCCATACCATCGGTGGAAATTGCATGCTTGTTTTGCCCCTATTGTGTAATGAGGCTAAAGAGTTGCCAAGTCTAACTCATAATTGTATATGCATGAATACTGTTCATAGCACACCCTATAACAAATACTATAATTACCATAGACGTTACACTACACAATGCCAGTGCACGAACTGTGGAGAATACGGCCATATTTTGCGCAACTGTCCGTCGCCCATTACCAGTTACGGAGTTATTGCTGTGCGCCGACCACCGAATGCAGAGGGGACAATGGATGATAAATTCTGCTCAACCAATCCTCTTCTGACTGCAATGGAGGCACCCGATTCCTACGAATTTCTGCTGATTCAGCGACGCGATTCCCTCTCCTTTGTGGAGTTTATTCGTGGCAAATACAATATTACAAATATGCCCTATATTCAACAACTCTTTCGTGCAATGACACGTGGCGAACATCATCGTATTCTCACACTCACATTTCAACACCTGTGGGAATCTGTATGGGGTTCGCAATCTCTCTCGCATAAAACGGATTATGACAATTCAGAGGCTCGATACAATGAACTGCGTGGGGCAGATGGACGGGGTATTGAACGAATGATTGCCGAGAACCCATCTGTATGGGATGAGCCAGAATGGGGATTTCCTAAAGGACGTCGCAATCCGCACGAGAGTGATATTCGTTGTGCACTCCGCGAATTTGAAGAGGAGACGAATATTCAGCGTACAGATGTGCAATTAATCTCCAATATTCAGCCCCTCACCGAGACATTTTTCGGCTCC